CCTGAACAAAATGGGAAAACATACATTCGCCAATACATCAAACATGGCGACGATTATAGAATTAGAGGCTACCGCTTCCAAGGAAAGAAATCATGGATGTTAAGACTTCAAATTACTATCATTGAAGATATATCCCTAGTAGAAGAACCAGAACTCAATGGCTATTCTCTACACAAACTACAAGAAACATCACTAACGTTTGATTCCAAATTTGGAAATCCAGTACATGTTAACCCGGCCGGGCATGCTATGCTTACGGGATCAGCAAACAACTTAAAACGTGGAAAACTGGAAGATGTTCCCTTCTGTGACGTAGAAGATAATCAAACAGTAAAAGTTATTGGCTCATTTGTTCAGTCAAAATCACACCTACCGAATGATCACTATTCAGTATCACCTTTTAGTAGAATCGTATCAGACATCATTCCAATTGATAAAGCACCTTGCGTGTATGACATCACAAAAATACCAGATGAAATTAAAGATAGCCTCGTAAAGAATCGATATGGAGAACCGTGTCAACGATCAACTCTATCACTTAAATGGGCACATAAAAATCACACCAACCGTATTGATCTCAAGGAAATTTCAAAAGAATTTGCAATCAAAATTAAAACTCATTACTCAGGACTCCGAATTCTAACAGACGAAGAAGTTTTGGGAGGAATAACAGAAGGAAAAATGGCAGGATATGTAAAAGGTATGGAACTCGATACATCAATTGGGTTCTTAATGAAAGAACTCTTTTACACATCTAAGAAAAGTGACGTAATCCGTAAAAACGAAAACGGAACTTACTATTGGCATGATAACCCAGCCGCTAATTTCTTACGCGCAGAATATCTGCGTGCAAAGAATTTATCAGGAGAGGGAAAGAAATATTGCGCCATTTTCACTGAACTCCTAAAAATGGAAAAATTGAAAATAGAAGGAGGAAAGAATTATAAAGGAAGAACATTTGTCGCACAAGATATCCTTGGCGTTCTTATGGAACGTCGAAATTTGGGTATGCTCACAGCACGAGCTTACAAAAACGACCCAAACTGTGGCATTGGAATCGACCCTGTTAAAACTTTCAACCAAGTATATTGCAGACTTAACAAACATCCAAACTTATGGGCAGGAGATTATTCCAATTTTGATAGGAATACTCCAGGAGCAGTACAAGAAGAAATCACAGACCTTTTGGCAACAGCAAACCCACACATGGCAAATGAAATAAAATCAACCATGGCTACAAATATTCAACGCATTCAAGTTTCCGGATGTACACTTTTCGAAGTATTCGGAGGCATGCCATCGGGTTGTTTTACTACAGCCCCTTTGAATTCACTTAACAACGAGTATTTGTTATTTTCATGTTTTGCACTCCTATGCATAAAACACAATATTCCTTGGTCATTCAAAATATACAACGAACACGTAGAACGTATGTTCTATGGTGACGATGTAGTTATTTCAGTATCAGACGAATTCAAGGATATTTTCACAAGAGAAGAAGTTTCGAAGGTGATGTTGGAATTCTTTGGCATGAGTTTAGACTCATCTGCCAAGGATGGTTCAACCGCCACTTTCGATACTTATGAAACTGCATCATGGATTTCGCGTTTCTTCAGA